GCCGGGGCCGCCACGATGTCGTCCTGCCCGTAGCCCGTCAGGCGGGAGATACCGCGCCGGTGGAAGATGAGCAGGCTGGTATTGACCGAGGCCAGCCCGACAATCTTCTCGTCCCCGAAGGTCCGGACGACAATCTGCCCACCCCCCGCCGGCGCGACCGAATACCCGAGGTCGTCCCCGTTATTGAGCGAGGAGTAGAAGATGCTGTCCGGATAAGTGCTGTTGCCGCACCCCCAGAGTCGCTGGTTGTGGACCTGAATGGTGTCCACGGCTACGGTGTTGGTAATGCCCGTCAGGTTTGACGTCCCCGCCGTCCCTGTCCACTTCTTGAGCAGGCCACCGTCCGCGATATAGACCACGTCCAGCCCACCCGCATCCCGGAACTGGGCGAAGTCCGGGGCCACGGTCGAGGAGAACGTCCCGCCCTGATTCGTATACGTCCACGGGAACGCCCCGTAGGTCGTCGTGAAGAGGTCCGTATTGCAGACCGCGAGAATCTGGTTCGTCCCGCTGTCCTGCTGGAACGTGTACCCGTTCAAAATGGGGGCCGCGGCCAATACCGCGGTCGAGGTCCGTTGCGTACCACCGCGCTTGGTCGCCGCGCCGTAGTCCGTCAGGCGCATATTGACCGTCTGCCGCAGCTGGTTCGGTTGGAGCGAGATGTCATCCGAGACACTGTTCAGCCCCCCAATCATCGAGGGCTGGCCGTCGGTTAACCGCTGGCGACCGGGCGACAACCGCATCGTCAGCCACCCCACTGTGCCGCGTGGTCCGGGAACTGCAGGAAGGTCGGGTTCGCCGTCTTGCGGGCGACATCCGCATAGAGCGCCTCGCGCCGCTTCTGGGCGAGCGCCATCAGGTCGCCAGTGGACTGCGTCTCCGCGCCACCCTTGGCGAGCGCCATCGCTCCAGCCGAGAGGGCAATCAGGTTCTCGTGACCCGTCGGGAAGTCCGCTGTCGAGTTGTCGGACGACAGTTCGTCAATCGGGGTGGGCGTCCAGTTGATGCCCACCTGCAGGCTCTGGCCGCTCAGGTAGTCCTCAGTTCCCGAGAGCGCGAGCGGCACCTGCCGCCAGTCTGTCTCCCGGTACACCGTGTTCGCGCCATCGGTCAGTGTGACAATCTTGTAGGCGTTCTGCGCGGCATCACCGCCGCCGCTGTTCAGCGCGGAGAAGGCGAACAGCCCCGTGCTATCTGTCGTGACCGACCGCTTGGCAAACCGATAATACGGGTTGGTGTCCAGCATTCCCTGCCACTCATCGCGGAAGACCATCCCGAGAATGGAATACAGGAAGGCATCACTCCACCGGTCCGAGCCGGTCGCGTCCATCCATTCCTTGGTGCGCTGGAGATACGTTGCCTTGGTCCACGCCATTGCTTACTCCGAGAGAGTGACCCGCTTCCGCCGGCCCTTCTTGACCAACGGTGCCGCGACCTCGGCCACCGTGGCCTCAATCGCCTCTTCCACCGCCTCCTGCACGTCCGCCGTCGCCGTGCCGGTGTGATAGTGGTCCATCTGGTCTAACATCCGCTTGGCCTCGTCGGCATTCCCCCACTCGCGGAGGAGGCGCTCGACATAAGCCGGGACCTGCTCCGTACTGCAATCGTTTGGGATATGGCCGATGACATCGAATGCCATCGCCGGGTCGTACCGCTCGGTCTGGACCCGCTCCCAGCGCCGGTCTCCGGACCGCCATTCCCGCACCAGCTGCCACGCGCCCCACGGGCCCCAGCGGAGCGTGAGCTTGGGGTCCACCGCCCGAAGCCGCCGCACCACATCGGTGGGCGGCTCGGGGGTGCCCCGGTCATTGACGATGACCGAGAGTGGCATTACTCCTCGACGAACAGCTCGACCACGCACACGATGTCGTCCGGCTGGACCGACACCGCGCCCACAGTCACAATCTCAAACTCCAGCGTATCGCCGGCGAACAGCGTCCGCTGGGCCTCCGTCAAGCTCGCCGTCAACGCCAGCGCCAGCGCCTCACGGTCGGTCTTTCTTGTCGTTGATGTCCAAGTCCGCCGTCAGCGTCACGGCCGTGTTCGCCGTGCTGTCATACTTGATGAGCCGGGCCACGCAGGACGTGGCCGCGGTGGGGTAGGTCCCCGCCGCCACGGTCGCGCGGTTGATGAAGCACTTCCCGGGCATCGCGCCGATGGTGTGCGTCTGGGTGCCCGCGGCGAGCGTCCCGGTGTTGATGCGCCCGCTCGTAAGCGGGACCGGTAGGACACCGAACCGACCGGGCTTCGGAGCAAAAAAGGTATAAGGCATCTGAAAGTCCGTTGAAGGGTCCCGCTCACGCAGGGGGTGGGACCATCCCACCCCCTACGGAGAGCGATGTTACGCCGTCTGGACAGCCGCGTGGCTGTAGAAGACGGTGTCGGTGTACCCCGTGATGGACCCGTGGCTGTTGCGCTGCAGGGACGCAAGGTTCCCGTAGTAGCCGTAGGTCATCTCGAAGGCATCCCGCCCATCGAGCCACCGGACCGGGCCCGCCCCCTCGTACTCCACGAAGCCCCAATCCTTCGCATCGACGAGCGCGAGCGACGGGATGTGGAGGAGGTAGATGGTGCCAGCCGGGACGTAGTAATCCATCACCAGCGGAAGACCGCAGACCTCAACCGCCTTGTAGCCACCCTTGATGACGCGGGCGGTGTCCTTGGCATCGAAGCGGCGCTGGCCGACGAACGACTCCATAATCTTCTTGCCGATGCCCGGGGTCGTCATCAGGAGGAACTCCTGCGGACGGAGCATCGCGTCCTTGCCGGACGAGCCCGCGACCTTCTGGATGAGGTCCCAGATGTCCGACTCGGTCGGCTGGTTTGCATCCGGGGTGTCCGTGCCCGCGACGAGGCGGATGGCGTCCCAGATGCCGTAGGTGGTGGAGGTGATGCCGTGGAGCAGCTTGTAGCTGTTGCCGCGGTTCGTGATGTTGATGAGGCCGTTGGTGGCCGCGTTGAACGAGGTGTCCGACGCCGACGCCTTGACAATCACGTCGTTCGTGGTCGAGGCAATCGACCCCGAGAGGGTGATGATGGCCTGCGTCGAGGACGGGAACGAGTTGATGGCCGAGACCGAGCCGCGGCCACGGACCGTCGCGCCCGTGCTGTCGGTGATGGCGACATAGTCACCCACCGAGAGGAGCAGGGTGGCCGGGCCAGACGCCGCCACGCCATAGGGCGCGGTGATGGTCTGGGTGGCCGAGGTCACGCCAGCGACGACCGTCGCCAGAATGCCGTTGCCCGCGCCGTGGAACGACCCCTGCATCATCAGGGCCGAGGCCTCGCGCAGCTCCTCCATCGTCTTGCGGGCGAGCGTCTGGAACGCCGCCTCCTTCGACTTCGTCCCAATCAGGGCGAGGCCATCGACCTGCCGGCGGACATAGCCACGGACGACGCCCGTGTTGGCCTGCACTTCGCGGGCCGTGCTGTCCTGACCGAACCAGCCAGCGGTCGAGAAGTTGCCACCGGCCGGACGGCCGACGACCACATCCCAGTACACGCCATTGCCGCCCCAGCGGATGTTCTTGGGGCCGCCCTCACGGGCCTTGGACAGCTGGGCGACCAGCGGGGTCACCGTGTTCTGCACCTTCTCGCGGAAATTCGCGTACACATTCTTCAGGAGACCCTGAAGCTCCGCATCGGTAATCGTAGTGGGAGCAGGCATTGCTCACATTCTCCAAAACAAAAGGGTTACGCGCCCAGCACCGAGTCGATGGCTGACTGGACAGCATCGTCCATCAGGTCGTCGATGTTCTGGGACGCAGGGCGGGACTTCGGTGCCGGGGCGGCACCGCGTCCCACGGGTTTGACGGCCTTGGCAACCTGTGCCTTGGCCTTCTGCTGCTGGACCGCGGCCGCCTTCTTGTCCTCCACCTTAGCGGGAGGCGCAACCGGCGTCTCGGTCTTCCGACCATACTTCTCCGTCCGGGCCTCGTGGAGGCTCTGCGCCCACGGCGCGACCTCCTCGACCACGAACTGGTTCAACAGCTGGTACTGGTCCGGCGTGACATAGCCGCGCCGCCCCTCCAGCGTCCGCACATAGAGTGCGACCTTCGCCACAATCTCCTCCGGCTCCACCATCGGCACCGCTTCCGCGATGAGGTCGAGCGCCGGCGTGAGGGTTTGGGTGAAGTATTGCTCCCCCTGCGACGCGACCCGCTGGAGTTCCATCTGCTGGCGCTGTTGCTCCAGCTGCTGGCGCTCCCGCTCAAGGCGCATTTCCGGGGTGTTCTGCCGGTCCCACGCATCCTTCTCGGTGACATAGCGCGTCTCGTCCGACAGCAACTGCTCCAGATAGGCCTCGCGCTCGGTCAACAGCTGGCGGTACTGCTCCAGCTGCTCCTGCGTGTCAGCGTTCTGCTGCTCAATCTGCCGGAACCGTTGCTCGCGCTGCTCGCTGTAGATGCCGTCCGCCGCCAACCGCGCCAGCTTGTCCAGCGGGTCGGTGCGGGTCTTGCCTCCCGGGGTCGTGTACGTCACCATCAGGTCGGGCAACCCCGTCACTTCGGTGTCACCCACCTTCACGGTAATCGGCACAATCGGCTCGCGGTCCACCAGCGGCAGGCCGGCCACCGTCTTCGGGGCCTCCTCCGGCTCGGCGTCCGCCGCAGGGACAGTAGCATCTGGCGCTTCGTCCGCCGTCTCGGCGTCCGCCTCGGCCGTCTCTTCCTCGGCCTCCGCGGTCACGTCCGACACCTTAGTGAAGCGGCCCTTCTCATCACGCGCCGCCTCGTACTCCGTATCGACGGGAAGCGCGGCCTTAGCGGCGTCCTCCGCGAGCTGGTCGAGGAAAGCGGTCGTGTTCTCCGGACCCGCTTCAGCAGCGGGTGGGGCGTCACCGGGGAAAGTTGGGGCGGTCATCTCCTACTCCTAGAAAGGGGTCCGTTACTGCGGCGCAAACGCCTCGAAGGTGTTCGCCGCCCCTTGGGCAATCGCGGGTTCAACCGCGATGCCGGGGAGCGTCGTCGCCGTGGGCATCTGTGCCGGTGAGGGCGCGAAGGGATTTTCCCCACCCATCGCTTGGGGTCCAGCCGGAGCAGGCGCTTGCGGCGCGGGCGCTCCTTGCTTCTGTGCAGCCTGCGTAGCCAGCTCACGCCAGCGGGCATCGGCCGCTTGAATCACATCGTCGTCAATATCGTCCTGCAACAGAATCTTCCGCTCCAGCACGTCCTGATGAATCGCTTCGTTGTCCTGCCAGCGCATCGGCGGGACCGCTTGGCGCGTCAAGAGCGCATCGGCAATCCGATTGGCCCGCGCCTCTTGGTCCGAGTCCGGCGACTGAATCTGCTTGATGATGGCAAACGGCATCAGGCGCTGATACTGCCGGGCATCGATGAGCTGCTTCTGGAACATCTCGTCCAGCAGGAAGAGCCGCATCGCCTTCGGCATCGGCATCAACGTCTCCGGCTCGACCTTCACGTCGGCCGTGCCGTCAAAGTCCTCGGCATTGAGCGCCCGGGCCAAGTCGGGCCGGCTCTTGCCGACCGCACCCAAGTCCCGCGGCACGTCATAGCCCCACGCCATCCCGGCCAGCGTGACCTTCGCCCACTCAGTCATCGCGTTCGCAATCGCCAGCACCGAGGGCGCGAACACCCGCTCCAGTTGCTCACGAGCGGCCAGAATCGCCCGGCCCGACGACGAGGACGAGAACTGCCCGCGGCTGGTATCGTTGTACCCCGAGGCATCCTCGAACGCCTTCTTCTCCAGCGACAGCGCCTCCTTCACGTCGTTCGCCACCGAGAAGTTCGGCATCGGCGCGACCGAGTCGTTCAGGCTTCCCGCCCCGGTCACCTCGACCACCGAGGTCAGGCCCCCGATAAAGGTCTCCTTGGAGATGACCCCCGGACGGGCCAGCAGACGGCCACCCGAGTTGACGCGGATAGAGTCTACCCACTTGGACATCAGGGCGTTAATGCGCTGCTGATGGGGAATCCACTGTTCCATAATCGGGCGCGGGTAGTACGAGGGGTCCGTGGACCCATCGGTCACGCGCACAAACGGAATGGTTCCGAAGAGGAGCGGCATCGGCCCCATCACGAGCGCATCGCCCACGATAACGCACTGGAGGCCTTCCGGGAGCAGGTCGGGGTGCTTATCGACGTAGACCGTGAACCGCTCGACCACGTCGGCATTCCGGAGCCGGTCCGCCTCGCCGGGGTTCGAGAGTTGCATCGTCCACTGCGACAGCGCCCCGTTATCGCCAAGGCTGTCCGCCCCATCGCCCAGCGCCACATCG